GGTGCACGAGGGGCGCAAGCACGCAGGTGACGTGTTTGAGATTCGCACCGACGCACACCTCAACCATGCCCTCAACGTGCTGCTGAACCGAGCGATCTATAATGAATAGGATCGAGTGGGAGGAGCAGGACGAGGACGAGGATGGCACCATCTCATTCAGCCTCATCGTGATTACTGACGACTCAGTATTAAAGAACAGAATGCGTAGAATACTGCGCAGTTTAGTAGAAAATGATAAAACTTTATCGTCCGTGCCTATTGGCAAGAAGGATAAAGAAGAGTAAAACAGGGGTGTAGTACACACGGGAGAGCCTTTCGGGGTGTTGTGTACTGCCAGATAAATTTATGGAATTCCATAAATCTGAGGAGAACAGCATGACCTTCGCAGACGAGCTGCGCTATTACCTGTCCCGCGATATGTGTCTGCAACACGTACGGTTCAGCCGTACCCGCGTCTGCGGCAAGCATGAGCTTGAAGCTCCCGTCTATTACAAGCGTACCCATGGCTCCCGCTCTGACCACCTGCAATCTTTGTGGGGTGGCCGCGACTACTACCTACGCATAGGCGGTTGAGCCGTGAGCTTTGCTGTGGAATTGCAACGCTACCTATCCCTTGGCATCGACTTACAGCACCGCAGGCTAGAGTGGATTCGCCTGCTAAAGGACGGCGAGCCGTACCAGCAGTGTTACGAGGAGCAGATCAAGTGGCGGCAGGAGGTAGTCGTAAGAGTAGATTCGCACCTGATGGTCCCCGCAACGTGGGACATCTTGCCGGTTTATTTTTAGGGAGAAGGGTATGAGCCCCGCCGAAATCGCTCGCACCATACAAACTCATTTAGCCATGACGGACCCGGAGAACGCGCCTAAGCGCAGTCAGCTAGACCGAGACCGTCCGGGCTATGACCAGCTTACCTTAGCCGAGCGCCACTACTACTGGCCCCGGTCGATGTACATAACACCAATGGATGTTTTAGCGAGGAGAGGACAATGAGTTGTAATCACTTGGCAGACTGCTTGCACTGTGGATCGGAGGTTAGAGCGCTTGAAGCTCGGCAGTACGAACTGGAGAGGGCATTGGAGAAAATGGCCAGGCTGTTTGCACCGGGGCGCGTATACGAGCTTAGAGAGGTGCCCGCTTTAGGCTCCGAAGTATGGCATATCGCCACGACTGCCCTCACAAGGGCCAGCAATTAATCGGGAGCGTGCCATGAACCAAGCTGCTGGGATGCTCAAGGAAATAATTCGTTTGCAGGAAGCCTTTCTATACGCACTGGAGGACATGCTAGATGAGATCGAGGGGGCGGATTACGAGGATGAAGAAGACTATGACGAGGAAGGAGAGGATGCTGAACCCCAAGGAATCGCCTTGCTACAAGGAAGGTAGGGCGTCCTTTTTCATGAAAGACGAAGAGCACAACAACCCCTATGGAATGGGTGAGCTTCGCTCCCGCATGGAGTGGCTTGCCGGTTGGTACGACGCCAAGGTCGAGACGCAAGGCTTTGACGACGTTAAATCTAAACTGCGTCAGTAGGAGAAGGTATGAAGACTAAAACTCGTGGGCGTAAGCCCGTGGTGCGTGAGAAGGTTGAGGCCTACATGGCAAAGCATCCGAACGCTAAGCCAGCGGAAATTGCTGAGGCCTGTGGCTGCAATGCGAATTATGTTTACTCCATGCGTAATCGCGATAAGAAAGTCGCCAAGGGCAAGAAGCCGGTTCTCAAGGTTGTCAAGGATACCAGATCGCCGATCTCGGGTCCGGTAGAGCTGAAGAAGGCCAACGAGCTTCAGGTCGGCGGCGAGCACTACCGCAGTATGACGGTGCAGCCGTGGGATGCGCTCTCTGCGTGGCTTACGCCGGAAGAGTTCCGGGGCTATCAGAAAGGTGTTGCCATTGCGTATCTCGCACGGGAGCGCAAGAAGGGCGGCACTCAGGACATCGAAAAAGCCATGCACCACCTGATGAAGCTTGTCGAGGCTGACACGGAGGTCCGTGCCTGATGGATTTAATCACGGTGGATTTTGAGACGTTCTATGATAAGGACTTCTCATTGAGTAAGCTGACCACCGAGGAATATATCCGCGATCCCCAGTTCGAAGTTATCGGGCTGGGGATCAAGGTCAATGATGGTGAGACGGAGTGGGCCAGTGGGACACCTGAGCAGATTGAAAGATACCTTAGGAAGTTTAACTGGGGAGAGTCTGCTGTACTGGCCCATAACACTATGTTTGACGGCGCTATATTATCTTGGTGTTTTGGTATTCGCCCTCGCCTGTGGCTTGACACTCTGTGCATGGGCCGTGCTTTACACGGTGTGGAAGTGGGCGGAAGCCTCAAAGCAATGGCCGAACGATACGGCATCGGAGAGAAAGGCACCGAAGTTCTAAACGCCAAGGGCAAGCGGCGCGAAGACTTCACCCCCGACGAGCTAGGACGCTACGGAGACTATTGCGTCAACGACGTAGACCTCACCTACAAACTTTTTAAGCTCATGGGCAAGGACTTCCCGAAGCAAGAGTTGAAGCTCATTGACCTTACCCTACGCATGTTTATCGAGCCGAAGCTAGACCTAGACCTGCTGCTTCTGGAGCAACATCTTTATCAGGTGAAGCAACGGAAGGAAGAGCTGCTGGCGAGCGTCGGTGTCGATAAGAAAGAGCTGATGAGCAATCCGAAGTTCGCTGAGCTGCTCCGTAACCTCGGCGTAGAACCCCCCATGAAGACCAGTCTTACCACGGGCAAAGAGACCTACGCCTTCGCCAAGTCAGATGAAGAGTTCAAGGCGCTGCAGGAACACGAAGATGATCGCGTCCAAGCTCTTGTGACGGCGCGTTTGGGCACAAAAAGTACCCTTGAGGAGACTCGGACTCAGCGGTTCATCGACATCGCCAAGCGGGGCCTGCTGCCTGTCCCGGTGCGGTACTACGCCGCTCATACGGGGCGCTGGGGTGGTGATGACAAGATCAACATGCAGAACCTTCCGTCCCGTGGGCCTAATGCTAAGAAGTTGAAGAGCAGCATCATAGCACCAGAAGGGCACCTGTTGATCGACGCCGACTCAGCTCAGATCGAAGCTCGGGTGCTGGCATGGCTGGCTGGACAGGAAGACCTTGTGCAAGCGTTCTTCAACAAGGACGACGTGTATAAACAGATGGCGTCCCGCATCTACGACAAATCTGTTGACGAGATTACCAAGGATGAGCGCTTCGTGGGTAAGACCACGATTCTCGGTGCAGGCTATGGCATGGGGGCCGTGAAGTTTCAGGCTCAGCTCAAGACCTTTGGCTACGACATGGACTTAAATGAGTGCCGCCGGGTCATCGACGTGTACCGCAGATCGAATTGGCGTATCAGTCAGTTCTGGCGCGAAGCGCAGTACATCATCGAGGGCTTGCAACGAGGGCAGTCCGCAGCCTTTGGTGTTAACGGGTTACTAGAAGCCGTGGGGCCTGAGTCCGCTATCCGTCTGCCTTCTGGCTTGCTCATGCGCTATGACGAGCTGGGCTTTGAACCGGGGAATAAGGGGCCTGAATACAGTTACAAGACCCGACGAGGCCGAACCCGCATCTATGGTGGAAAAGTTACGGAGAATGTGTGCCAAGCCGTGGCGAGGTGTATTATCGGTGAGCAGATGCTGCGCATTTCTAAGCGTTACCGCGTGGTGCTGACAGTGCACGACTCCATTGTCTGCTGCGTCCCCGAGGAAGAGGTGCAGGAGGCACAAGCGTACGTCGAGGCCTGCATGAGGTGGGTACCTGACTGGGCCAAGGGCCTACCCATCGACTGCGAGTCCGGTATCGGCAAGAGCTACGGAGACTGCGAATGAATAGTAAGCCGCTGTATCAAAAACTATGCGCCTACGTTAGCAAAGATATTGAAGGTATGCCGTACCACAAGCACGAAGCGATGGTGTTTTCAACTCCATCGGCGGAGCAAATCCTTAGACTTTATAGAGATAATGAGGATACAAAGTTTAATCCTGCGGACATGCTATCAAACTTTAGGCTCCCATACGACAAAGTCGCAGTCGAGTTTGTATTGCGCCTTGACGAATACAATAAAGTCCCAGAGCAGACTCTAGCGTTTATGTCTTCAATAACTCTTGACGCAATTAATGCAGAGTCAAATAGCAGCCAACCCACGGCCATAACTACAGAGATTTTTATTGGGCGTGATGGGGTAGACGCACCAAAAAACGGGTTTTTCTTAGGGTTAGGGAAGCTGAGGGGTGTATTCCCAACGGAAGGTGAGTATGAAGAACTAGTTAAAGCACACCTAATCCATCAGTATGGGGCGCAAAATGTTTTAACTTGTAATAGAGAGTACAGTAGTGGTACCCGTGCTGTGTTTATGGTGCCGTCCGCCATTAGTTGCGATGCAACGGTAAAGGCGGGAAGGGAGGTAAAACAAGCCGACGTACATAGATATATTGAGCAGGGTACATGGAAGGTGGAAGAGGAAATAGAGTTAGCTACATCATACACTTGGGTTGCTTTGTGCCTATTAGACTTCTTAAACCATAACCGTAGCGGCCTGAAGAAACACGTCGTTACGCCCAAACTAACCGTCAAAGACAAAATGAACAGAGGCAAGAAGCGCGGGGCGCGGCGTTACACGCACGTCTATCTGG